CCAATTATTTGTATTTCAAATCGGTTCGAAGCCGAAGGAGTTTGAGCTAATACTAGAGTAACCGCCTGGGCAATAGTCTTGAGAGGTGCGTGATAATTTCTACCGTGATAACTATCGTCGCCCGCATCGCCAACATAATAAGTGTGAAGCTGCGCTAACGGAGCGCCGCCCGCAGAAAAATCGTAGTAAGCGTGGAAGGCATTGCCGATAACCAAAGCTGGAACGCCGCTATAAGTAAGTACATTTCCCGCAATAGTAAAATCTGCGCCAATCCCATACGTTAATTTTTGTCCCAACAAATATAAACGTGTATTCCCTGGCGTAATAGGTGCGGAGATTAATGTAAAAACAGTTTCGCCGCCAGCGACTATTTGCGATGTTAAATTGTCGTATACTTCTGTGGCTGCCCCTGCGTGATTATCGACGTAGTATTTAGTAGCTGCGTCTTGAGGATTAGCTGGATCGTGAAGATCAACAATATAATTACTATCAGCATCTAAATCTTTAGGTAGTCTAGGAATCCCATCCGCATCGATTAAAGGCTCTTTAAGCCATCTACCGCCCCCCACCGTTGGCGCTACGACTGTAATATCATCGCCAGCGACACCCGACGCTTTATCAAATTGCCAAGTCCCCAACCCCACAACTGTAACAACGACTCCTGCTACAACGCTAGTCGTATCAATAGCCTTTAAAGCTGCGATATCTGCAACAGGTCTATGGATATAATATAATTCTGCATTTTTTGTGCCAGCCATATTATTTCACCTTTTTTAAATAATTTTTTCTATTAAATAATCGCCGTCATTATCTCTCAAATAATCGCCGTCATTATCAATCAAAAACAAATAGTTTTCTGGAGGAATTAAAAATTCATCATAATTGCTGACATTATATAAACTGTCAGTCATACAATCTTTTTTAGAGCCGAATTGATCGCCTGAATATAACATGTTATTTCACCATTTCGAATGTAACGCTTACCCGAGCTACGCTATCGGGGGTTATAAAGCTTAGCGTATCACCATATCGAACATTTCGAATAACTGGATTTAATTGGGATAAACTTTCAGAGGCTGCACCAGATGGCGCGGCAGCAGTAGTATTTTTTGCCACCCAAACTTCGCTCCCAGGAGTATATCCAAATACCGCTCTATACACTTTCCCCCTATCAGGAACAACAACATTCTGCGCTACACCCAAAGCTAATTCCATAGTATAATTTTGCCATAAATCGGGGAACTCTGTGCTATAAGAAGGCACGCCACTTACATCTCTACCTATATTAAACATTGTCATTTTATCACCTCATTTAAATTAAATTATGCTGTAACTTCGTATAAAGCAGCGTTAACATTTACTGGAGTGCCAGCTCCAGTTAGGGTTGCCCTAATATCCAATCCTCTTGGTATAAGCCCTGATATTTGCTCAACTTTATTAGCTGTATATGATAATGGAACACCGTTCCGCTCAATCTCTATCCACGTAGTTCCATCATCTGGTGTTACCTCTATTGTTACCGCCCCACTATCAAAATCATCAGCCCAAACAGCTAAAATCATTGGATATACAGTAACAGTTACAGGAGTACCGCTACCATTACCGCTAGCACCGCTTAATAATGTAATCATGTTTAACCTCTTTTAATTAATAACCTACGTAATATAAAACATATTGGTTGGTAGGACGAGTTTCATTCCCACCAGTCATTCCTGTTAAATAATCAAATTGATGCTGTGGTTCTGCAGTTCCACCTCCTGGATACGCATGACTTCCTGGCGTAAACCAAGATTTATAATATGCAGGATGATTATGAGCCCTAAATTCGTCTGCCTGATTGCTGCCTACATTTGCGCCCATCACTCCGAAACCAGCTGTATCGTCGTAATTCGTTCCTGATCTACGCGATGCTGCATCTGGGTCTCTTCCTGGTGAACCGCTATGCGACCTTAAAAATTTACCAGCATAGTCAGGAACAGCAAAATAGGCATCATTTATGTTATAAAGAGTGATTGCTCTAACCTCTTCAATGGAGGCTGATGACGCTATATCAACTAAGATGTATCTATGTGCCGCCGCTATAGGTTTCGCCCCTACGCCATCTTTCGTGTACCATACAATATACATTCGAGAATTATTATCATAAAAGATAAAATTTGCTCCTGGGGCAATAGCTGATGCCGCTGAAAATGTTATATCTGTAGTTTTATACCCTGTAAAGCGAGTAGGATTATCGGCGAAAATAAATCCTGTTGCTGGAGCTCCGTCAACAGCATTTGGAGCTACGCTTCCACGAATATTAATTGTCAAAGAAAGAGAATCAGCTCCAGGACAAGTAGCCGTACATCTATCAGACCCTGTTCCATATAACGGGAGATGGCATCCAAGTATGCTGTCATTTCTATAATAATCAGATAATCTCTTATAAGGAATTCCTAAATTAGATATTTGTGCGCTATCATAAGAAGCGCCCCCGCATACAAGCATCGGTTTATCACTTGTATCTTGCGATCCTGAATGCGTGTAAATACGTCCGATATGACTTCTATCGAATTTAATTCCCTCCCTAGTAATTATCATCGGCAAATACGCATCATTTCCATTATAGTCAGGAATTGGAGCAGCAAGCAATTGATAGCGCATTTGCTTTTCTGTAATTACAGGATAATTGTTTAATTCGATTATACCAGGAAGAAGCGCAACATTAGTAAGAGATATATCAAAAGAATATACAGGCAGCGATATTTCTAATTGCAAATAACTATTTTCCGTTATAGTTTTCCCCGCATTTGTTCCAAATTTGAAATGTATATTATAATCAGCATAAGAGTCAGTTATATTAAACGTTTGAAGCGGTATAGTGTCGGTCGCGCTTCCACCTGAACCATAGTATTTTATTAGATTAGCTGAAATTGTAAGACCAAGCCCTATATTGGTTCTTACAGCAAAAGAAAAGGTGTAATCCTGGGTATTAGAAGCAAATTTATTTACATCATAAAAAATAAATCTAACAGAAGCGAAGCCACCTGTTCCTGGATTTTGCCGCTCAATTCTGCATGCGTATTTAGGATTGCTTGTTGGAATTGATATAGAGCCACCAAAATACGGAAAAGTTATAATATCTACAGCGGTAGTCCCACCTAACCTTTCAAAAGTTGCGCTTCCTTCGTCTAAATGTGTAATGCTATCTGTAACCGTTCCTTCAACTACCGAAGAAGTGGCAGGGATATTGTTATGTAATAAAAATTGTCCATTAGCCAAATAATTTATAACGCTTGTTTCTGCATCCGTAGTATCTGCTACATTTGGCACTCCCTGTCGAGTGAATTGCAATACGCTATCCCATGAATAAACGATATAATAGTATAGCTCTACTTTTCCATTTGTATCGTAAGGATAAAAGTAGGGAATAATATCGTTATCAAATTCGTCTACAATTGTTCCTCTGTCACTTAGAACCAATGGATTGGGAAGTGCGGTGTATGTATAAGCTGGCGCAGTGCCATCAATCTTATAAACATTCTTATGTGTTATTCTCGAACTATCTTTGTAAAATTCTACAACGCCCCCAGCCAGCGGTAATCCTGTTCGATTATCGACAAAATATTCTTGCCATAAAGACATCGGAATGTAATGTATATCTAGCGTCATGTTATAACCCTATATAGTTAATTTGTAACCTAAAGCAGCTAAAGCAGATGTACCTGTTAATGCCGCTGCCGCACCCGCTCCCTTTTTCAAATAACTTTTATATCTTAAATTTTGCTCTAAGTTGCTTAATTGCTTTTCCAATCCTGGAATATGATCCAATACTGATTGTTCATTTCCAATTTTATTTATAAAATTATCTATACCTGAAATATTTTCCATAATTTTTTTAGGATTATTTTTGGCGGACAATATCCTGTTGGAAATTTCTTTTACGATAGGATATTTTGTCAACTGCTCCAAATGCTCTGTAATTCCAGGCATATATTCCTTGTAATCACTTTGTGAGTCTTGAATATTTTCGGCTATTTTCCCAGTGTTTTTTGATGATAGCAATTTTTTAGCCAAATCACCTGTTAAACTTTTATTTTTTATCGACTGTTCTAACAACGGAGTAATTTTATTAATTTCATCTGTTTTATAAATATCCAATCCTTTTGTCTCCAATCCATTAATGCTATCGAGAAGTCTTTCAGGGGATAAAGATGCTTTTTTACCTAGTTCATTTGCCAAAACATATTTATTAAAATTATCTCCTATATGCGACGAAAGTGTATCAATATCATTAGATTTTAATATATTATTCATCCCTGACATTATTTTAGCGGGATTAACTTTTCGAAAAGACTTTGCAATTTCCGCTATTAAAGGGTTTCTTTCATAAGGGGCAACATTTTCAGCCCAATATTTCGTAGAATTATTAAATTTATTGGCTAAATCACCAGTATTATCTATTTTATTAAAACGCTCATTGAATATATTTTTTAATGTATCTCTAAAATCTTGTAATTTTGATAAATGTTCTTTCCCTTCTAAATCAAGCAATCCTCTTGCATTGCTTTTTTGTAAGTCACGCACCTCATATCCAACTTGACTTTGAAAACGATGAGCATTTTCAAAGGTTGGATTGGTGGTAAATTGCCTAAATTTATTTTGCAAAACACCAGGAAGATTTGCCTTTTTTACAACATCAGGAATTCCTTCTCTAGCAACGTCGCTGGCTCTTGAAAATTCTAATTCAGTTTTTGCACCCAAATATTTTCCATATTCCTCGAAAATCTCTCGCTGGCTTTTACCTTCAGGTTTTATATTAAATTCTGATGTTTTAAATAATTTTTCCGCTTCTGACGGCATATCTTTAGTAGAATACATTAATTTATTTGAAAATTTACCTATATTATCTTTATAATTTTGCGCGCCTAAATCTTTTTGAATTTTATAATTATTTTTTATTTCATTCCCAAATTCTTCGGCATTTTCTAACCGTGTCTTTCCTCTCGTAATACTATTGAGCAAAGTATCACCTATATTGTTAGCTTTATTTTCATATGAGATAGCCGTATCTTTTGCCAGGTCATGAATATTTGAAACTGTATTTCCTGCATTATTTTCAGATGTATCTTTAATAGTTTTGATATAAGAAGTTAATTCATCGGCTATTTTTTGCGGTCGTATAGCCTTTAATGCCTTGCCTCCCAGTGATACCGCCCCTGCCCCTAAATCCAACGCAAGACCTGCTGCCTCACCTGCGGTATAAGCACCACCTTGACCAAACGGAGGAATAGCTGGCAAATTTTTAGTCGCTTCAGCCATATTCAAAAATTCTTGTCCGCCAGGTGCTCCTCGCATTAATTGAAGTAAGTTATGGGCAATTCCCTTTTCAGGTATTGAACGCATTAAATTATAAGCTGCCGCGCCCATCCCAAGCGGTGACATATTAGCCGCGCCAGCCGCAAATTGAGCGGTAGAGCTACCACCCAACCCTAAGCGACCAACGATTGAGCTATCTTGAGAATTAACTCGCGATGACCCCGCATTATCTTGTTGATATGGGTCGAAAACTGCTGGGGCTTCTTCCTGATATGGGTCATAGATAGCCTGTTCCGCCATTAGCCACCTCCATATTTCTTATTGTAATAATCTGCCAATTGTTTATCAGAAATGTTTTTATTGCGCGGGTGTGATTTTGCAACACTTAAGAATGTAACTAAATCAGGAGGTTTATTAGCTGCTGGGGCATCTCCGATGTTTCTTAATTTAGCAAGAGTTTCCATTGGTCTGGATGCCAATGCTGGATCAACTTTTTTATGATATAAATCTACTAAATACTTATATTGTTTTACTGCCGCAGCAGGATTGCTATCCCAATAAAGGGGATTTGAAACGTTATCCATTATTTTTCTTTCATTATCTGTGGCTTGATTACCTAAAGTTCTACGCATTTCGCTGGCGGTGGACGGCGCGACAAAATGCGTAAAATTCAAATATGATTGATAATCATCTGAAGTTTCGCCCAATGAGCTTTTAACTGCATCAATGCTTCCTTGCGCTTTCCCAAGTAATCCAGCGTATTTTGATACTGCTGGCATTAATTGTTCGCCAGCATCGAATAAACCATTCAATATCCCCGCATATTGCCTTTGGTTGATTATTTGAGCAGTATTGCTTTTTCTATTTAAATTATCCTCCGTATCTTTTTGCATTTTATCAATTTGAGCTGCTGTAAATTGTATTGGCTGCCCAGAAGCCACTACGGATGGCGAAGCAATCATTTTGGCTGTATTGGTATGAATGTCTTGTACTGGTTTCGGAGCTGGTTTCATCGCATCCATTGCCGCATCTTTAGCCGCCTGTATAGCAGGATGAAGAACCTGTGTTCCAGCTTGACCTCCTTGCACTTGAGAAGATAGCCCTTGAGCCAACGTTTGCTCCCCACCCTGCGTTGCTTGCGGCGCAGGCATTCCGCCTGTCGCAGGCATATTTGGTAAATGAGGCGCACCAGGTATTTGCCCAGCAATTACGGGGGCAACCGCACCTGCCTGCCCTGCTCCGCCAGCCGCTTTTTGTGTAACAAAACCAATGGTTTGTGCGGCTTGCATAGCTAAATCAGGGTTAGAAGAAATTAAAGATTGCATCGAGGGATTATTAATCATCCTAGCAAATGCGGTTGCAGGATTATTTTGATATATAGAAGTATTATATCTTCCTAATCCTGAATAATATGCCCCTGTCGCAGTATATGGAACATATTTAGACTCAGCTTTAGCCTTCATCGCTTCCGCTAATGCTTGTTTAGATTGCGCCCCATATAAAGGAACGCGAGCTTGAGCCTCTTGGGTTTGCGCTTGCATATAAGGAGCTTGTTGCTGCTCATGCGCTAATTTAGCCTGCTCCATTTGCTGAGAATATTGCGCCTGTGAAGATTTTATTTGATTATCTAACTTTAATTTCTGCAATTGTTGCGCTAACGTTTGAGGATATGTCTTTAATTCTATACCGCTCTTAACATTTCCAAGCAATGAAGTTATTAAGTCAGTACCTTTTTGGGCACCGACAAGCGCTGGGTTTGTTTGCTCCCAGTTTAACATCGGAAAATCAACTGTTGGTATAGGCATATAAATTCTCTAAATTAAACTTTGAAATTCAGTGCAAACCGTAGTGGCTGGTACAAATGTATAATCTGTTGGTGTTGCCATAATTATATCCTAAATAAGCGCCGCTAGCGAAGCGGCTCCACCAATCATTCCACCTAAACTACCAAACATTCCGCCCTCGTGTTCGTTCTGGGCTGCTTGACCAGCATATTTTAATTTTGCTTGCATCATTAATTGGGTTGCTAAATCTGTTGCCATTTCATTGGAGGCGCTATAACCAGTCTGATATTTAAGCTTTTGTATATCTCCCATTCCCTGTAATCCCATGCCATATTGACCAAGAGCGGTTTGCAGGTACTGATTATAATCTTGGCTTGATATACCCTGAATAGTCTTAGCTAGCTCTGCCTGTTCTTGCGGGCTACCAACCATGCCGCCAGCAGCAGAGGCTTGATTAGCCGCGCGCGTGGCTTCTGAAACGTTAAATCCATAGCCAGGTGAAGGCTGATAAGTAGAACCAATTTTATTCATAAGTGCTGTAGGGTCTTTAAGCAATGAGCCATATTGTTCCTGCAATGGGTCTAGCGCACCTTTGCCCCCCTCTATATAAGGATTATAATAAGGAGAAATAGCGCCTCCTATACCACTTAAATACGGCATAGCCGCATCAGCAGGATTTTTCCAGTCCCCCCCGCCTAAAAACATACCTCCAATACCGCCGCTAATCATTTTCATTAAATCTTGGTCCATAATATTAACCTCACGCTACTTGTATTGTTTTTATTAAACCGCCTATTTTTACTTTTAATTCGTGTGTTGTTTCATCGTATAATAAAGTGCCATTTTCTTTTGCTGCGTCAGAAAGAATTGTTGTCATATCTGTTGTATTTTGAGAAGGTACGACATGCCCTTCATTAGATAAGTTCTGCTGCAATTGAGAAAATAATACAGTCAATAATTGCTTCCAACTATCTGTTAGCTTGCCCCCTTCACCTACAATTTTTTCATCAACAAAATTTGGTATTTTCATCAGTACACGCTCACCGTACCATTACCAACTAAAAATCTATTTTTGCCCAAAAATCTAAATTGAGGTACAAACTCATTAGCATGACCTAACCCCCACACCACAACCATATTTTGATGCACTCCTTCTCTATTCATATCTATACGATTAACATTGCCAAAACTATTTCCACCATCGTAAGACACAGATAAATCAATATTCATTGTATTGTCGCCAACAACATCCCAGTTAAATCCATTCCAAATTATCATCAATTTGTCAAGATGCACTGACAGCGGCGCAGAAAAAGTTTGGCATGTATAAGTGCGAATATCATCGTCATCAACTACTGTTATGCCATTTGGTATTAAATAAGCGTCACCATATTTAACATTTTCCTTAATAGGAAAATCGGTTGCCAAACTTATTTCCCCTTTTATTGCCGCAGGGGAAACATGCTGTCTATTTTCCCCCTGCCCCTGCTCCGTAACAAAAGATAGCTTATTGATAATGAATGGGCTATTGTCAGCTTTTCTTATAGTCGATGGTATTCTTATTCTCGGAATAGTTTTGCCATTATAAGTGCTGAAAGAGCTGCTCATTTTGTATAAATTGCCATCTTTAAAACTTATAAAATAATAATCGCCATTAAAATAAATTGCCTGTTTGGCAATATGGCAATTCATATCTTCATCACTTAACGAAAAGAATTTTTTAGTATTAAGATCGTAAATATATGATAAATTATCCTCCACATGAGGAAATGTTATTTGGTAAAACAAATGCCCGTCTAATTTAACTAAAAACCCATACGCCATTTCGGGATGGCTTAATTGCGATAATCTATAATTAATGCCGTCGGTAGAAATTTGCTCAGCACCACCACCCGACGATACCATTATAGTTAACCCTGATTTTTCGTTTACTCCAGCCCATATAACGAACGTATCGCTTGATGCTATCGTGTCAGGAATGGCACCATAATCTACGCTAAATCCTGTATTGCGCTGATACGGAAATATTCTATAACCAACATTTGTCCAAAATTGACTATTTATACCCCCTATCACCATCAATTGATTTTCTTTCGCAGGTATTCTTATACATGCCACTGGGTCATCCGCCTTACCTTCAAAACGACCAATATTGGCTGGAGCAGATGGCCATGATAGACCATTATTTAATGCTGATAATCGCCATTCAGGCTTAGATAAATCTGGTGCGATAAAATAACCATCTTGAAAGGCAATATAACCAGGAATGAAACCAGTTATTGGAGCTTTCGAAAATACTTTTGTTTCGTGATTGTAAACATGAATATCTTTTTTATCGCAAATTCCTATCTGATTGGCATCATTTTCATCGATAAAAACATCCCCACTAAAACTTTCCAATTCGCCAATCTTATTTTTAGCTAAATTGCTATCTACAGCGTAAACATTATCATCTACAACCATTATCATTGTTTTAGCGCGCGTACTGTTAAACAATGCGCGCCCTTCAAAACCAGAAGAGGACGAATAAACCGCTTGATGCCCAAAATATGGCGCCAACCAATTATCAGAGATAAACATATTCCATGTTTGCTCCGAAGATATTTTTGGGTAACGACCAAAAATATTAGAGCCAACCATATTTAATGGAATATCTTGGCGGTTAGTAGTCATAATTAAGGTCTATATGGACCAAATCTCTGGTTGATTAACCCCTCGGTAAGATTATCAATATATTTATCACCTAATGGGATAATGGATTTTCTTGAAAAATCATAAGTGCTAATATTTCTAAAAATTTCTTCATAAGAAGCTAATTGAATTTTTAAATCATCAGGAACTGGATAACCATATTCCATACAAATAGCTTCAGCCAATGCAAATCTAAGATATACCAAGTAACCTAAATCGTAAGTAACTCCCAAATTTTCATCTAATGACGCAATAGACGGAAACCCAAATTTACCCCAAATCTTTATTGGGTAAACACCTGCTGGTTTAAAAAATACGTAAAAGTCAGAGCCGCCAAAAGTGCGCTCCCAGTGATAAGTTAAAGGATAGCTGACAATGCTATCTACCCTAGAAGATGCGAAGTATTCATTACGCCCTTTTTTATCCATAGAAATTCTAATGTCTCCAAGATTAAAAGTAGCACTTTGAACTTCACATAATTTAGCAATAAAATATTTTTCCTGATTAACCACAGGCGTTAAAATATGTTCGCTAAAATAAGGAATATCATCTTTGTCAATCGACTTCACAGCAAGAAGCTCATTAAGCATAAACAAACCATCATTTATCTGCTGCAACGTAGGCGTCTGATACGGTCTGCGCGCAATCTGCGATAAATTGTATGCCCTGCTAATAAGCTCTCTTGCTGTATAGGTCATATATCACAATTTGGCTATAAATAATCTTCAAATGCCGAAACTAATAGCGACAATGTACCAGTCACTATGTAATCTACTTTCGGAACGCCAGAGACTACCAAGCTCGGAACAATTATTTGCATTTGCTGAATTTTAGCCGCTACAACACCACTAATAGTACAGTGCGTAGTAGAAGCAGAACCAGAAGGACGAACGGTTGCAACATCATCAGCCGCTGTCGGCGTTAATATCGCTCGAAACGTTACAGGAGTGCTAACAACTGGTACGGCTGCCGATAAATCTACAGCCGCATAACTAGCAGAAGCACCACCAGATAGCACTGAAAGCGCTGCATCATAAACATACTTGCGATGCTCACCGCTACCAAATTGATATATCAATAAGAAATGCGCACTACCATCAGTTACCGCATATCCAATCCGACGGCATATATCATAACCATTTGGATATATAGGGGTAGCAGATGTTGATAAAATTACAGCAGGAACACTAAAGCCAACTTGCTGCCAAATAGCAAACACGTTATAAACGGTACTATTAGCTAAAGCGCCAGTGTCAATACCATTGGCACCAACAACAGCAGCATTTAACGTTAACGCTGAAGCAATGCGAAGATCGTAAGCATTTGTGCTATTCGAGCATTCACCTGCCGCAACAGTTAAGGTGGTGTTAGACGCCCAACTAATGCCTAAGCCTTTTATGTAAGGGCGGTTTTCGCGAATAGATTGAGACATTGTAGTCATATTATTTTTCTCCTAATTGTTAAAGTGGGAATAAAATGCGTTTTGCATATGAAGGAACTAATGTAGATGCCCAAATACAGTCATGAATAACACGCTGAAAGTTCTGACCTGGTATTGTTGCATACGCCAATCTCATTGCCACACCAGTTTCAGGATCGCTTTCGGAATGACTATCAAATGGACTTTGAGCAGGCAATCTTGGCATAGCAATATACAATGCCTTGTTTGATACCAACAACCCGCATTTATGACTTTTCATAACTTGGATTTTCATGCCAGCAACAATCGGCATATCACAATTGCGATTAGCTCCAGCAGCCCAACAAATTCCTTTTTGCTCGTCGTCACAAATAACGCTAACAGTAATAGCAGTACTAACCGACGCGGCATCACTCTTGAACCGCACTTGTACAGGTTGGCTAGTTGCTACTTTGCCGTTACGTGTCGTAAAGTGAGGCGTAACACCAGAAACAGCTACGAATGAACCTAAGTCACCAGATTTTATTGCATCTGCATCATCAGTAACAGTCGTTGTGCATACAATTTCTGTTACATTTTGTCCCGTAACATCATTAACGCTCACAACAGTTAAAACATTATTTGGCGCTACTGCATTGCCAATTGATCCAGCAAAATGAACAGGAAGGACGTTAGATTTATAATAATGAACCAACGGTGTACCAAAATCCCCAATTGTCCAGGATTGCGCCGTCTCTTCGTTACGATGAGGAACAAATTGCGCCAAACCAGAACCAATTACCGCTGGTACCTCTACGTTTGGAAGATATACATTAAATTCACCACCTGGATTACCAATTTCAACAAAATCTTCTATCATTTGCTGCAATTGTTGATAGGAATTAATAGCCGTCGCTCCGTCTCCAAAAAACATATATGGTCCGCTTTCAGTACGTAAAGCTCCACTTGGTATCCAACGGCGAGAGTCGGTCGGGTCAACAACCATAACAGGTACATGGCTGTTGGCATTTAATGCTACATTAGATTCAACTTTAGCAGCTAATGCGATAGACGCCGATCTACCAATTTTATCCATATATCTATCTTTATCTAAATTAAAGATTTTTTCAGGATTTGTTAACTCTATTGACACGTGAGCCGCTTGGTCAACAGTAAGAGGGTGTAATCTTTGAGTTATTGGTTGGTCTATCGCTAACAAACCATCGGCAGCCTCAAAACGGTAAGTTAATTCCATATTGATGGTTGAGCCTAAATTAAGAGCAATATCTTGGAAATTTTCGAATTGTGTATTTGCAGTGCTAACTATACAGTTAGCGTTTTGAAATACAGCCAATTCACAAGGTTGGTACGTTTGTACCGCCTGTAAATAGTTAACAGTAGTCATTTGTAACTCCAAATATAAATTAATTATTAGGAGATAATGGCTTTACTGTCAACGCTAACAACGGTATTGAGGAAGTCTGCGTAGAGCAGAAATTGTTGATCTGCCATTATCCAATGCTTGCTGAGATGGCTTTTCATGCTCTAAGGGAGGATTTGCGGTGGGCTGTGTTTTGGCAGCTTCATTCGCTTTAATCTGTGATGATATTCTATTTAAAACTTGCTGTGCTTTAGCAAAAGCATAGCGATTGCTAGGGTCTCTGGCAGTTTCATAAAGCGCGGCTGGTATCTTCTCTGGGTTTTTCCCCAACTCATAAATTATATCAGCAGCGTTTTCATAAGAATTAAATAAAACCGCTGTATTTGACGTTACAATATCCGCAAGATTATTTGTAACATCTTTATAATCCGCATAACGATCATAAGCCCCAGTTATTTTGCCGATAAGAGAATTAGTCGTCGCCATCACATTATTTTGAGCAACTAAGTGCTGAACAGCAGCACGTGTTCGATCAATATCTTGCTGGCTTAGATCAACAGCGGGCGCCGCAGATTGCTGCTGAGCAAATTTCTGCTCGTACTCTGCCCTAGTTTTTTCTGTCGCTTCTCTTGCCGCTTTAGCCGCTATTCTATTAACGGCTTCTCTATCATAAACCCCAAAATCTTTGCTCTTTTCTGCTTTACCTTCTACCCCTCTATCTACAACAGGAGCAGGTTGGGCTGAAACAGAATCTGTTTTTACTTCGCTACTGGTATCAACAGAAGAAGCATCGCCCCCGCTTGCTAAATTAGAATTTTCATCAGTCATAGAAAGCCATACCTTCGATTATTAAGCGCATCACCGTTAATTTGATTATTTGGCGCATCACCGTAGTAAATCACATCAATTATTTATATTGATGCAAATATTACTATAAAATATATATATGTTTTCTTTTTATGTCAACAAATATATAATAAAAAAGAAATTTTTACTTGCTCCACGTGAAACATTTACTACACAGGATAAAAATATGACAGAAATAGCGCAAAAATATCAAGATGAACTAGAACGGATAAAAAAAAATATAGAAAATTCATATAACTGGTTTAAAGAGAATTATAAAAATTTTAATAGGACGATGTCTTATCTTTTTAAAACACAATTAACAAAAGAATATAAAAAATTATTAACAGATTTAAATAAACCATCTTTAGAATTTAATGTCTTAGAGGCATTCATTTCTAAACTTTGTGGCGAATTTTCCGACCAAGAGCCTTCCCTGAAGGTTTCTAATGATTTTAATGCCCCTACAAATTCAAAAGTCATTAATGTGGTAGAAGGACATCTTCGCCACATACTAGACAACGCCAGAAAAGACAACACCTTATACAGAACATTTAGAAATACAACCGCAGGCGGCTTCTCTGTATTGAAAGTATGGACAGAGTACGCCCACCCAATGAGCATGGACCAAGTAATAAAATTTGGGGAGGTATACTCGCCTACGCTAACTTTTTTCGACCCAAATGCCCGCCAGCCGCACAAAGGGGACGGAAACTTTTGCGGGGAAATATTCCCAGTCACAGAGGACGACTTTGAGCGTGAATATCCCGATATTGATATAAAGAAAATAGGAAGGTCCGCATATCTAGGAGATTTTAAGTGGGGATATTTAAATAATAGCAACAAAAAAATTATATTAAAATGCCACTATTACGAAAAAAAGAAAAAAAGAATAAGAATTGTGCAATTGGTAAAAAGCCGATTCGGCGAAGGCATAGTTATACCAATGGATCAATACAAAGAACTTAGCGAAAACTGGGATAACTTAGGATTTCCTGAACCACTGCCAGCAATACTTGGCAAACCACGATGGACGGATATCGAAACAATAGTCAGATATACCATTATCGAAACTCAAATATTAAAACGCGAGGAAACCGACTATACGATATTTCCACTAATTTTTGCCGATGGGAACTCTGAAATTATACAAGATGACGATAATACAATACATCAACTAACGCGCTCCTATATTAAAAACGCAAAAGGCATGCAGGATTTAATGAATTTTGCAGGCAATACGATGGGGCAAGAATTATCAAATATAATACAACACCAATTTACTATAGCCGAAGAAGCTTTACCCAAACAAACTAAATACAAAGAAGCTTATCAAGACACACAACATGCCGATCTATTGGTATACCGAGCTTATAGCGACAAAGAAATAACAAAACCCCTACCACCGCCTACCGTTGTCCAACGCCAAGCTATCCCTCCTCAGATCAGCGAAACATTTATTAACGCCCCGCAAACTGTACAAGTTTCACTCGGGGCTTATGATGCCTCTATAGTCAACACGCAAAATCCTATCCTTAGCGGGAAAGCCATTGTACAAGGAAACAAGGCTGCAAATGCCGCCTCTAAACCTTATCTTGTAAATATTATCTGCTCACTTAATCGCGTGCTAGAATGCTGCCTGTCGTTAATTCCAAAATACTATATTACTCCACGAACAATACCCGTTATTGATGCAGACGGCAAAAGAAGCGCACAGCTAATCAATGTGCAAGGTAACCCGCAAAGCATCAACATGCAGTACGATGATAATGTATTGCAAGTGTCGGTTGAGGCGGGACCGTCTTTCGCGATCCAACAGGATGAAGCTTTAATGCAAGTCATGTCATTAGCAAACTCGATGCCTGGGTTCGCAGATTTCATCCAAAAGAAAGGGTTAAAATATATTATCGACTGCTTGCATATCAAAGGCATTGATCAATTAAAAGAACTCGTTACCGTCTACCAATCTGAAATGGAACAACAGCAAAAACAAATGATGCAAATGCAGCAGCAATCCGTTATGAATAACCCAGCAATGCAAAAATTGCAGTTAGAAAAAGAGAAAATTGCATCACATGAAAGAGTGGAAGACGCCTACACCCAATTGGAAACCGCAAAAGTGGCAGTAAGCCAACAAAAAATGGAAAACGAAAAGCTGAAAACTATGGCAGATATAAGCAATGCCAACGTAGAAGCCCAAATTAAAATAGATTCCCACCAAACAGAAAAGGCACGCATAGCAGCGGATATGGCTATAAATGCGTCAAAAGAATTACACGCCCAAAATATATCAACCCATAAAATAGGTCATGAAATAACAAAAACTATCCTAGACCACCACCACAAACAACAACAATTAAATAAAGAGGAAACCACTGAATGAAAACGCTTGTATCTATGAAATGCGCTATCTGCAACGGAAATAAAATAGTCAGGAAATCAGGCGGGCTACGCGTAACTTGCGATGCTTGCGACGGGAAAGGAAAGCAAACCGCCGCCATAGCTAAAGATGAAACGGCAGACGGCACAATTTGCGAATGCCCGCACTGCTTAGGATCGGGGAAAATTTGGAATAGCGAAGAAATAAAAAAAGCACTAGAACCACCAGTTGAACC